CTTGCATATCTTTGCATATACTTTTCAACAATTTTAGGCATTTGAGATGCTAATTTGCCTGCATTATATGAAACTGAGATTTTAACCTTCATATTCTTCTTCTTTTTTAGCTCCTGTTCCCATTGCTACTAAATGTGGGTCTTGCATAGCTTCTCTATTTTTTTCTATAATTTTTTCAGCTTCTTTGCGAGATAAATCTTGATTATACTCAATTAATAGGTCAGCTTCATCAATCATGTGATGTCTAAGCCTGTGTTCATCTAACATAATCTGGTCTTGAACAGTTTTTGGATATTCAGGCTCTTTAAAGTCTAATTTTAGCTTCTCAGGAAGTTTGATATTGTTATAATCAGCGATTTTTCTTTCAATATAGTATAATTCATGCTCATACATCCTCCATAAGTCTAAATCGTCTTGATAATCCTCAAATCTCTCTAAATCTTTAATTTTTAGAGCTATTCCTGAAGGAGTTTCGCCCCCATCTTGTGCAAATTGGACATATAAGTGATTATTTTGAGCAACTAAGTCCACTTGGAACTTAATATTCTCAATAACTGCATTAATATCACCTTGTGGAGAGGCAATTCCATAAGTTGCACCTTCTGGAAGGTCAATTATCTGATCAGAACCTGCTCTTTCTATTCTTTTATCGCTATCAACACCTGTCATAAATGGCTGCCCAAACATTTGAAACCTTAAACCAAGTTGCATTTCTGTCATAGCTATATTTACTTGTTCATTACAATCCACAATGTCATTTGCACCATCTACAAAAAATTCATCAATTTGTTCTTCTCTGTGGGTAAATATAAATGGTAAAACACCATATCCATGATTATATTCATTAATTATATTACCATTTTCATCATAATGTATATAAACTTCTTTATCCCAATAAGCCCACTCACATTTTTCTACATGAGAAACATCTTCAGGTTGCATTAAAAGAGGATACATGATAGCAGAAGGAGTAAAAGGATCTTCTAAGTGAACATCGAAGTAATAAACAGGTCTATAATCAAAATAAGGCATACCATTAAACTCTTTGTATATAACTTGAGTTGCAACTGTTCCAACAAGGCGAGTCATTCTCTCAACGTGTTTCATTCTTGCATTTTTCTTTATAGTTAGTAAATCGTATTGTTTATTTACATTTCTTGTTGCACCTACTGTGTAAATTCTGCTCATTTTATTAACAAATCTTTTAGTAAAGTTCACATTATAAGGTGGAATCTCTCTAAAAGCCTCTGCAGAAAAATAATCTTCAATATAGGTCTGAGTTGAGTTGCCTCCATAGTAATTCAGCAATCTTCTGACCCAATCTCGCCTGTTTTTTTGATTTAACTGCTTGGCATCTTTTACTGAATGACTTATTATATCTTCTACTGTCATATTTTGATTATATATCATCTTGTCCTCACTTTAAATTCTCTTTGTTTTATTGGAAATCTATTTATAAAAAAATAGCGAATCATATCACAACTGTGGTCGTGGTAACCATCTTTTAATGGTTCTGATTTTAAATCTTGTCCTTCTTTGGCTTCTGGATAACGATAATTCTCCAAATCTTCTATTGCTCCTACACATTTTTTATCGATATGAAAAAATCTTTCATTTTGAGCATTTTCTATAAACCCTCTAACATGAGATACACCTGAAGCTATACTTCTTGACACTTTATCTCTCTTAGTGTTAATTATTATGCCATGTTTTCTAAAAATCTCAATATCTCCCATCCCTGATTGTCCTTGAGCTTGCATACCTGCAGGGTCGCCATAAAATTTAAGGACATTGTATCTTTTTTCCTTAATTTTTAAAGCTAACTCGTCAGTTTTAATGTTTGTTTGATGTATTATTTCATCTATCATGTTAATATGCCATATTCCACCAACTCTATATGTTTGAAACCATCCAACAGCAGGCATACGATAACCAAAGTCTATAGAGCAAAATGTAGGAAGATTAGGATTATAAGAATAATTACCTACATCTAATTCTCTTTCGAATGGGTAGACACGACCTGCAAAAGAAGTAAATTTAGCTCCATATTCTTGGTCGTATACCTCTTTAGACATATTTCTTTTTCTTTCAAGAAGGAATTGATCTGATTTTCCAGATGGAAAAGCAAAATGATTATCCCAAGATGGTGCTTGATGAGATTCCCATAATTCATCTTTTTTACCTAATAGAAATAAATCGTATATCCAATTAAAGCCTTCAGGAGTCGTAATAAATATACCTTTACCTTTTCTATCAGAAAGAGTTGGAGAAAGATACATATCCCATATCTTCCTTTTAACTTTAGCAGCCTCATCTATGATAAGTAAATCTAAACCCTCTCCAACAAGTGAATCAGGATTATCTGCAGATTTAGCTTCAACTGTAGTTCCCCACTTGAATTTTATAAATCTATCTTTCTCTGAAGCTCTTACAATATCATTAGAATGTCCTATTACCATCAACTTCCAAATTTCACGAAACATTAAGTCAGCTTTATCGTAAGATAAACCAACTAACCATATTCTCTTATCTGGTTGAGAAGCATAATAAGTAGCTTCCATAGCTGAGGCTGTAGTTTTTCCAAATCTTCTACCACAAACCATGACAAAAAACCTTGCAGTCTCTTTGGTAGGGAAATGAAGTTTCTTTTGCCCAAAGTGAGGCACATACCCCATATACTCAAACCACTTTTCTTTATATTGTAACTGTGTATCTACCAAAAATTTGCATTATTTCTAAACTTAATTTAAGTTATATATATAAATTATGCAAAAATTTGCATAATTACGACTTTTTATAATAGAAAAGGAGACAGTATGTCTGAAGAAAAAAAAGAAGCAACGACAGAAACAGTAAGTGAAAGTCCTGCTACAGAAACTACTCAAGAAGCCTTAATTGAGAAGTTAAAGGCAGAGCAAGCCTACAGTAAAACTCAAAGGCAAAAAAAACAGGATGCTCAAAATCGTTATGCTGAATTAGAAAAAAAGTTTGCACAGCAAGAAGAAGATAAACTAAAAGAGAAAGAAGAATTTAAAACATTGTATGAAAAGGCTTCTTCTCAAGTTGAAAGTTTAACTGCTAATGCTGAAAAGTGGACTAAGTATGAAGAAACTAAGCGAGAAAAACTTTTACAAGACCATCCTGAAAGTGAAAGAGAGTCTTTGTCTAAATTAAATTTAGAGACTCTTGAATATGTAACAAGTAAAATTAATAATACAAAAGCTAATGCTCCTGAAGTTGCAGGCAATTCAAGGAAGGATTATAAAAGCCCTCCAAAGGATTGGACTAAGCTATCTCAGTCTGAACTTAGAGAAAATTGGGATGACATAGTTAAAGATGCAATGGAAAGAAGCAAGGCTAATGTAAAAGCCTCCCAATAAGGGAAAAAGGAGAAATGAAAAATGGCTTATTTAGACGCAACCACAGGTGCTAATTTTATACCTGAATTATGGGCAGAACCTATTTTTAAGTTCTACGAAAGAAAACTTAAATTAAAAAATTCAGTTGATGATTATAGTGCCTTAGTTAAGGATGCAGGGGATACAGTACACATTCCTAAAATCCAAATGGATGGAACAAATGATAAAGCTGCTTCTACTGCAGTAACTTTTTCTATTGCAGGAACAGAAGGTAAAGTAGATTTATCAATCAACAAACACAAATATCTTGCTAACATCTTTGAGGATATTGTAGCAATTCAATCAAATTCTGAATTGTTAACAAAATACACAAGAATGATGGGAGAAAGTCTTGCTCGTGGAGTAGAAACTGATTTATGGGCAGAGCTTGATGGTTTTCAAACCACACAAGACTTATCAGCAGATAATACATTTGCAGTAGCAGACTTAGAAGCATTATTATCTAGTTTATATGGTAATGATTTAGACCCTAATGATTGCTCTCTTGCTGTAAATTCAACAATTATGGCTGATATAATGAATCCATCATCAGGTGTAGCTTCTTACTTTATAAGACAAGATGCAGTAGGTGGAAATGGAACAGAGCTTAAAACAGGTGCTGTTGGCTTGATTTATGGCATGGATGTATTTTATTCTCGTGCTATATCAACATCAGGTACAGACAATACTGTTGTAGGAGCTGCTTATCCATCTGATGCGTGTGTGTTTGCTGCACAAACAGATGTAAGAGTTCAATCTCAATATGATGTTGAATTCTTAGGTACAAAAGTAGTTGCTGATATGATTTATGGTGCTAAACTTATAGATGAATCAGGCGATATTAGAGGAGTAAACTTACTTAATCCTTAATACTTAGTCCTTAATAATAATAGGGGGAGGATTTATGTTCTCCCCCTATATAACTTGGAGAAATTATGATTTATTTGAAAAATTTAAATGGAGCAGTAAAAGAATTTAAAGATGGCGATACACTAACAGTAAATGCTATGTTAGACTCAGGAAGATGGGAGAGAGTAGCAGGTAGAAAAGATTGGTCGCCTTATACTGAAAAAAAGAAATCTACAAAAAAGAAGTAAATAATGTCTAAGCCAAGAGTTGTTCGTAAAAAGGGTGATTTAACAGGTGCAGGTAAAGGTGATTGGTATAGAATTAATCTACAAGACGAACAATATAAAAACAATTATGATAAAATCTTTGGTAAGAAAGATTTATTAGTAGAAAAAAAATTGATTTCAAAAGATGAATCTTCTAAATGAAATAAAAAAGCATGAAGGTTTTAGATCAAGAGTTTATAAGTGTACAGAGGGTTATGACACTATAGGCTATGGCTTTGCTATAAAAGACTTAGAGCTTACAGAAGAAATAGCAGAGCTTATATTGACAAAAAAGTTAGCTGAACTACAGCTTAGAATCTGCAATGCTTTTGAATGGTTTATAGACAGCCCACAAGATGTCCAAGATGTTGTAACAAATATGTGTTATCAATTAGGACTTTCAGGTTTTTCAAAATTTAAAAAGACTATCTATTATTTAGAAACACAACAATATGACGAAGCTGCAGATGAGATGCTTGACTCACTATGGGCTAAACAAACACCAAATAGAGCAAAAGAATTAAGCAACATTATTCGTAGCTTGCTGTAATTTTTATTTTTCCAAAAAATTTATTAACTTACATTAAAGAATATAGAAGGATTATATGGCAAACAAAGACTTTGGAGTCATAAAAAGAGTTGTCGTAACACCTGATAAACATTTTCCTTTACACGATCAAAAAGCAATAAATGTTTTAAAGAAAACAATAGAGATTGTACAACCAGATGGTTATGTTGATTTGGGAGATGTTGGTGAATGGGAGGCTTTCTCAGCTTGGAAATATAAAAGAAAAAAAGCACCTCCTTTAGAATTTCTAATAGATGATTTTAAAAAAGATATAAAAGATGTCAATCGAGGAATGGATATGATTGATGAATCTTTAGATAAGGTAAATTGCAAGGAGAAGTATATAACAGAGGGAAATCATGATAATTGGCTCAATATCGCAGTTGATAAATATCCTTACATCCCTCAATATAAATTTGCAAATGCAGTTAATCTTGCTGATAGAGGATATACTTATTATCCTTTTGGCAAACATTTAAAAATAGGAAAATTATATTTTTATCATGGGCATCAATATGGGGGTCAATATCATACATCAAATCATTTAAGAAAACTTGGGTGCAATGTAATGTATGGACATTGGCACGATTTACAGCAAATGTCAGCAACCCACATGGATGGTGCTAAATCAGCTTGGAGTATTGGCTGTTTAAAGGACATGTCAGAAGAAAGTAATGATTGGCTTGATAATAGAAGGATTAATTGGGCTCATGCTTTTGCAATAGTGGATTTTTTTGAAAGAGGGCTATTTACAGTTCATATAATTCAAATTATAAATGGGAAAACTTGTTTATGGGGAGAGGTAATAAAAGGATAACTACTTTTGAGCAAATTTTTACAATATGGCTTTCAATGCTGATATGGAGTAGTATTTTAATTTTTTTTATATGGGTTGGTAAAATGATTTATAGGATTTTTATATGAAAATAAAATTAAAAGAAGGTGTGGAGCTTCCATTATGCTGGGGAATATTTGGAATTTCATTTGAAAATTATACTACATTGGTTAATAGAGGTATAATAGAGGTTGATTCAATACCTGAGAAACTTGCTATAGAGAATACTGTGGAGGAGGTTTTTGAATAATGGATTGGTTAATGTTGCTGGAAAGATATGGAATACCTCTCGTAGTAGCTTGTGCTTTTTGGCTATTTATACAAAAACAAAATAAATTTATTCAAGATGAATTACAGAAAGAGTTAAGAGAATCGTTTACTCGTGTTGAGGGTATTATAGTTAAATTAATAGATCAACAGAAAAAAATGCAGTTAGAACAGAAGGGTATTGAGAACAGTTTTAAAACATTAGTAGAAGTTATTGCACATTTGAGTGGTAATGGGCTCAAGGACAAGTATCTTCGTATGCAGGAGAGGAATGAAAACAAAAAATATTGATGATTATAGAGATGGTGTAATGACACATCTGATGTATATAAAAGAAAAAGTAGATGCAAATTTTGAACATTTAGAAAAGGTTAATGGTCGCTTAAATAAAGCAGAAAATAATATAACAAAATTAAAAACAATAGGAGCAACATTATTTTCGTTACTAACTATTGCTATAACACTTGTAGGTGTCTTGCTGTGATGGAAGGTCTCTTATTAGAATTTGACTTGATGAATTTAATAAGAGATTTAGTTTATTTTATGGCAGGATTTATGACAACTTTTGCTTTAGGTTATATGATGTATAAGGAGGAGTAATGATACAAGGGTTGATTGTTAAAATGATATTTAATGCTATTTATAAAGCTATACAAAGAAAGCATAATCTTAAAAAAATAGATGATTATGTTAATAAGGATAATGAGCTTGACAGACAAATGAAGCAAGTTCAAAAGAATTTAAATAAATATGGAAAGTATATTGAGCAACTTGAAAAAGAAGTTGCAAGATTAAAGAAGGACTCACATCCTCCTTTATTTACAAAACGAGATAAAAGTAGTATAGATAGAAGATTAAAAAAATTAGAAAAAAAGGAGAAGTAACATGAACGAATGGATAATAGCTAATTGGGAATGGTGTTTGCTTGGATTTATGGTATTGGAAAAAGTAGTCAAGTTAAGCCCCACGAAATATGATGATATGTTGTTTGACATGATATTAAAACCTGTATTTGAAAAATTAAGAACTAAAAAATAATGCCAAGAAGTAGTCTCCCAAATATAAAATCTTTATCTAAAGGCTCTTTTGAGCCAAGAAAAAACAATCCTATTGAGATATTAGAAGATAAACCTTTGGGAGACGAATTAATACCAATTTCTATAGGTGGAGAAATAAGCCCTATTGAAATAGCAAAAGAGAGTATAAGATTTACTTCAACCACTAAAATTGAAGGTAGTTTGGAGGTAGATGGAAATGTTGTACTTGACAATACAGAAGTTAGAGACTTAGATATAAAGGGTGGTCAATTTACTATTTATGAAGATGGTAGTACTACCAACTATGCAAGATTTCTCTTTGCTTCAAGTGAAGCTACATTATTAGGAGCAAGCAAATTAAATATTGATGCAGGTGATGATATAATGTTTAAAGCAGATGGGAATACAATTACTTGGTATGGTGGAGATGGTGTTTCTAATGTCTGGGAGTTATCTACAGATGGAATGACTATGGGTGGCTATGATACTGCAAATAGAGGTTATACTTTTGCTACTACAGGAACAGGAGATTTAATATTTGAAGGTGATGGCTTAGTTATAAAAGATAATGGAGATGTAGATACACCTGCAAGTGGGTATGGAACTTTATATGTAAATAGTGATGTTTTATACTTTAAAACAGATGGAGGCACAGCAACCAATCTATTAAGTGGTGGTGGTGGAGCAAGTGCATTAGATGACTTATCAGATGTAACATATTCAAGTGGAGATTTAACAATTTCTTCTTTAGATACTATTGTAACAGGAACTTGCACTTGGGATTCAAGTGGCTATATACACCTTGATGCAACTACTTATGGAACAACATCATTTAAAAAAACAGGAACAACATTTGCAGATTTACTTGTTTTTGGCAGTAAAAGCATTTTTGATCTATATTCTGAAGGAGATTCAAGCACAAATGATTATTTTCAAATAACTGTTGCAGAACATGGTGAGTCTACTATAATAACAAAAGATACTGCTGCTGCAGCTGCTCATTTAAAATTTGAGCCTGATGGTAGCTTTTTAATTAAAGAAACTTCAAGTGCAGGTGCTGATGTTGCAGGATATGGACAATTATGGATTAGGGATAGCTCTCCTAATAACTTGTATTTTACAGACGATACAGGTCAAGATGTTCAAATAACTAATAATGGGAGTTTAGCAAGTAGTAGTGCAGATACTGATTTTTATGATGTTAGAGTTACCAACTTTTACACAAATTCAGTTAACAATCAATTTCTTCCTCTTGCAGGTTATGTTATAGAAAGAGATAATATTGCAAGTCAAAATGAATTTGTTTCTATGGTTGCTCCCTATGATGGAACAATAGAAAGAATTATGTTTAGATGTGAAACAAATCAAAATGGAACACTTGAATTTGATATATATGAATCTTCAGACACGACAGAAACTCCTGGCACAGTTACAGGAACTAAAGATATGTCTATAAATATAGCTGATGATATATCAGTTACAGTAGATTTTAGTAGTATGACAAGTGGAACAAATGCTCTAACAAAAGGCAGAATATATGCAATTCAAATAGACACACCATCTGTTCCATACGATACAAATATAACTATTGTTTTTAAGTGGGATTCATCTACTTAAGAAAAGATGTGCCTAATGTATGAAAAAGATTTTAACGACAAAGATGGCTCATTAAAAATTGCAGATTTTTAATTTAGGAGAAATAATGTTAAATTATGATGAGAAAATAGAAGAAATAAATAAAAAAATGAAACTTATTGAGCAAGAATATATAAAAACTGCTGGTAAACTTGAACTATTGAAAGAGCTAAAAAAAGAATCTGAAAAAAAGGATAAGAAGGAAGGTAAATAATGAGTTTTACAGGAAAATCATTAAAAGATGTATATAAAGATGTTTTACAAACTGACAACAGTAATTCAGGACTATCTACAACCATTAAACAAATAAAGTGTGGAGATGGAGATTCTACTGCTTTATATTTGTCTACTCAAAATGTTAAAATGCAACCTGCTTCAGACTCTACAACAAATACAGTTATAAACGACAAAGATGGAAATGCTTTAGTCGCAGTTGATTCTACAAATGATTTAGTTAAGGCAGGCATAGGGCAACATACTGTAAACACACAATATGCTTATTTTTCACAAAGCATAGATTTAACAACAAGTGGATTATTGGCAAATGCTCACTATGCACTTGGATTCAATAGTATGAAACCTTCAGCATTGGTAACAGTTGGAACAGGTACAGACCCTGACACTTCTCTTACAATAGCAACAACAGCAGATGATATGATTGCTTGTTATTGGTATATTATGGATGACATAACAATAGACAGGGTTATCTGGTGGAGTGGGGCAGATGCAGCTACAGGAGATACAACAAGAACTCATTTAATGTCTTATACAGTAGATTCAGGAAACTCTGCTACATCAGGAGATTTAAGTAGTGGTACAGTTGTAGCTTATTCATCAGATGTAACAAATGCAGGTTACGAACAAGCATATTACAATCAAATGACTATATCATCAGCAGATGTAGATGCAGGAAAAGTTTTGATGTTTCTTTTTAGGTCAGATTCAATAAATTCAGATTTCGCAATTAATGCAACAGTAAAATATCATTTAAGGTAAAAGGAGTTAAAATGGCAAATGTCAATGTAAATTTAAGTTTAGGAAAAAGTGCTTTTACAAAAGCAAAGGGGTATAATCAAGTATTTGAAAATACCCAAGAAGTAGATAATACAGATGGTTTTATAAATTTGCTATCAGTTAGTGGAACAAAGGGAACTGCTACTGTAGCTTCTATAAAAGCATTTTGTGTTTATAATATGGGAGATGTTCCAGCAGAAATACAATTTGTGTATCAAGAATGGAAAAATAATTCAAATACAGATGATGCAAATTCAGTAGATATGGGTGGAGGTGCAACTGTAAATAGGTATGCTACCATGCTTTTACCTGCAGGAGATTTCTTTTATCTACCTCATGGCAGGTTAATAGGATATAATGCAGATGCCTCAGCAGCAAATGCTACAACTATAGAAAATACAGCTCCTGATAGTAATATGAAAGTAGACACAGGTGCAAATATAGACCATGCCACATCAGCAACTATGGGTTCTGATGCTACACACACTACAGTAAATTTAGAAAATGGTCATTCAAAATATTTTAAGGTAGGAGATTTAATCAGGTGTGGAAATGAAATAATGGAAGTAACTGCTGTTGGAACAGGTGCAGACTTAGCCAATAGTACACTTACAGTTAAAAGAGGATTGTTTGGCTCTACAGCAGCAACTCAGGCAGATGAAGTAGCTGTTGAATTACCATTCTTCAATATGACTGCAGATTTTGATAAATTTTCTACATCACAAACTGATAAAAATGGAGTGTTTCATGCTAAAAACTTTTTTGGATATGGAAGAACAGGTGATGCGATTGCAGATGGTATACAAGCAGGCTCTATAGGAATTAAATTTTATCAAGCAGGTTATCAGGAAATAGGCTTATCTGGTATAACACCAAACACAAATAGTGGATTAGCTGCTTCAACTGCTTATGCTTTTGATATAGCAGTAGATGGTGGTTCAGATTATACATTAAGTTTTACAACAGACTCATCTAATACTAATTTTGGTGGAAAGAATGGAGTATTAAATAAAATACAAGATGCTTTAAATGCAGGATATTATGCTTCTGGAAATTTATTTGAGAAGAAAGTTACTGTTGGTATAGTTAATGGAGATGTTAGATTCACATCAGGACAACATCTATCTACATCAGCAATTTCAATTAGTGCTCCTGCAAGTGGAACTACACCTTTTGGAGTTGGCAGGCTTCCTGCTGTTGGAGACATTGAGGCAGCAGTTGCTGCAAAAGTTGCAGATGATACTGTATATGATAAAGAAACTTATGATGCTTCACCTAATAAATCTGCTTTTATGTATGATGATGGGCAAGGAAACTTGTTAGGAGCAGGCTCAGGAAGGATTAATTATGAAACAGGAGAGATTAGATTCACATCATTACCTAATGCTAACTTTGTTATTAACTGTGTTCACAAATCTGCTCATGCAGGAGGAGTTAATTCTGATACTGCAAGTGGTAAAAACACAATTCAAACTATAGGAGCAAGAAGTGTTAATCCTAAACTAAATACAACTGTTAAGATATTAGCTTATAACTAAGGAGGAAATAAATGGCAACAGCACCAACATATTGCACACATAGACAACTTAAAGATGTATTTCCTCAAGTTGATTCGTTTGATAATAAAAGAGCTTTATATGGATGGAAAGAAGTAACGACAAATAAGTATGCAGCACACAATAGTGGATTAACAACTCAACTATTTGCTGATGGGGAAGATTTAGGTGCAGCTCAATCTGCTCATACAGATTTGAATGTTGAAGGAGAATGGTTTTATAATAGTGCAGAAGATATAACTTATTATTATTCAGCAAGCAACCCAAATGATAAACTTATGGAGTCAGGAGAAGAATTTTCTGCATTAATTACAAGAATTACAGCTAATGCAAGTAGATATTTAGATGCTAAACTTGATCCTAACCTACCTAAAGAACAATTAAAAGACAAAGAAGGTAATTATGACTATATAATCGTAAGAACTACTGCTTTGATAGCTGCAGTATTCCTTATTAGAAGCCACGACCCTGCATCAGAAATTGCAACAGCAATGATGGAAGATGCAATGGGCAACATAGATGCTTTAAATAAAGGGGGAGCAGCATTATCATGGCAGACAACAGGAGATTCTTCAAAAGGGGTTATAAGAGATGTTACTTACACATCAGGAAAAATAAGACCTGTAGATACAAGAGGCAGATGGTCAGGCTCTTGGGATCTGGTAAAGGTAAAAATAACAACAGGTGGTGTTTTAGGAACTGCTAAATACTCTGTATGGGTTAAAAGTGGCGATAAATTAAAAGACACTCAAGTTGTTACTACTGAAACTGTTACAGGAGACTTTCAACAATTAGCAGGTGGGCTTGAGGTAAGATTTGGAGGTTCTACAGATGCAAGTGAAGCAGCCATCAATGATGAATGGGAAGTAGAGGTTTCAGGTTACTTAGAAGAAGTAGATAATTCTGCTATGAACTCTGTTAAAATGACTCGTGGTGGCATAGCTACTGCAAGAGGGAAAAAGAAGTTAGGATACAACACTTAATCAAATTTGGAAAATATAAAAAATGGCAGTAACTTTTACCAATAATTGGAAGAATATTTTAGACAAGTTAGAGTCTATACTCGAAGCTGAATTTAAGGGTGCTTTACCTGTTTACAAAGGTAATTCTGTGCCTAAAGGGGTAAATCAGGCTTTAAAACTCACACCTTTGAGTAGTGTATTAAATGAATATAACACTAATTCTGAAACAAGAGAGTTCACAGTAAGTGTTCAATTTATTTTTGCTGAAGCTAATATAAGAGAAACAGCTTTAGATCATGTTCTTAGATATGTTTCAAGAATAGAAGCATTAGTACACGATAACATAACAATGACTTTGTCTGACAGTACAAATGCTTTTAATTGCAGATTTGAATCTACAAATTTAAATACAGATGAAGATTCAGGTGTATATTTAGTAGATTGGGAATATAAATGCCAACATTTAGGAAATACAGATTAATATGAAGATAAAATTAAAAAATAAAGACAATAAAATGACAACATTATATTGTTTTAATAAACAAGGTTTTTGTCAAACTACATTTGATAAAGTTAATTCAGGTATTGAAGTTGAGGTTGAAAGAGTTCCTTATAATGCTTGGGAATATGTAGAAGAAATAAAAAAAGAAGTAAAGGTTAAAAAAAAGAATAAAGGAGGAAAAGGGTAATGGCTATCAATGAAAAGGCTTACTCCCCAAAACAATTTTCATTCTTGGTTGCAGAACAAGATGATTGGGGAACAATAAATCCTGATAGTAGTGGAAGTCCTGACAATGCTTGGTTGGCAGTAGATGTAGATAGTGTAGGGAGTCCATCTTTAAACTTGAATCAAACATTAGATGTGAGAAATGGTAGTAGAGTTTTACAAGCAACTGATTTTTTTCAAGATAATAAAAACAAAGTTATAGAGGTGTCTGTAAGTGGAACTGCTACAACAGAAGTGTTAGACTTATTATTAGGAAACATAACTCAAGGCGATACTGTACCATATTTAATTACATCAGCAGGAGCTGTTCAAAATATGTCAAGTGCAACATCAAATCAAACAGCAAATCAATTATTATCTATTTGCTACAAAACACCTGCAAGTGGTCATGCAATAGGTTTAAAGGATTGCTTTTGTACTGCAATTTCGTTTAATGGAGATGCAGGAACTGAAGGTGGTAGAGTTAAATTTTCAGCTACTTTTAAAACAGGAAGTGCTCCAGCATTAACTCAAAGTGATTTAAGTATAGACACAGCAATATCATCTAATAATTATTACATGAGTAGTTGGGATGCTGATGATAGAATAGTTGCAGGAATAGCTAATTGTTTAGTTTCTTCATTCACACTAAATGTAGAAAATGATGTAACTTTCGCAGGACTTACTGCTACAGGATTTGAATCAGCTTCAAGAGTGAGTGAGGTTTCAGCAACAGCAGATTTTTCAATAAAATATGATGATAATACAGATGTGTTATTTGAAAACTTTCACGACCAAGCAACAGGTGCTTCTGAAGGTGCTACTTTAATGGCAACAGATGCTACACCATCAGATGGAGAATTTGAATTTAAATTTGCAGGTTCTGTTATAACTGATGTTGCTTTTAATGAAGGTGATATGATGATGTTGGATGTTTCAGTTAAGGCTGTGGGATCAGGAGTTGGCTCAAGTACAGCATTATTTGAAATTGCTTGTTAATTAAATAAGAGGTAATATGGAAATCAAACTTTCTGATGGTAAAAAAGTTAAACTAAAAGACTTGTCAATAGATGAAAGAGATGAATTGCTTGATTCAGTAGAGTATGAATATACTGATGACAATTCACCTTCTAAAATAAAAATGCTTCATTCTACTATGACTAAATTCTTGAGAATTGGTATAGAAGGAGAAGTTACAGATGAGTTTTTAAAGTCTTTATCATTCTCTGATAAATCAGATATATTTACAAAGATACAAGGAGAATGTATGAATCTGGGGGAAGAAGAAGCCTCCAAATAGGACTAAACATAACTGCTGAACCATGTGGAGGCTGTCAGTACGAATCATATCCTTATACAGCACAAGTACCTGTAAGCATTGATGGTAAATACCCAACTTGGGAGTTTAGATCAGATAAAGATGTTTGGAAGGTAATAGACTTATTAATAGAAGAAGTAAAGGAAACTAATGAATCAAAAGGCACAGAGTTTGATATAACACAATCTATCAATGCTCAGTTGCCTTTTTTCGCTTGTAGGCATATATTATTTGACAAGCAGATACAAAAAGACATTCAGAGATACCTTTATTGTGAGAAATTTGGAATAAGCCCCTACGAGGGTGATTTTGGTAAACAACCCTGTTTATGGGTAGATAAAGCAAATGTAATAAGAAATGCTTTTGCTAAGTTAGAAAAGAATCAAATAGATAAGGCAAAAAAATAATGGCACAAGAAAACATAACAATTAAATTTACCCCAGAAGGCGATAAAGCTCTAACTATCGCTATTAAAAATCTTGACATAGCTACAAAAAGACTTCAAGGAACAACTTCTATATATGAAAAAGAATTAAAAAGAATGGGCTTAACTCAAGCCCAATCTAATAAATTTTTAAAACAGGGAACAAAGAATTTAAGACTACAATCAGGTGCTTTTGCTACACTTCGTTCTAATTTACTTTTATATTCTTTCGCAGTTGGATTAGCTAATAAAGCTATAGTTTCTTTTGTTGAGAAATCATCTAAGATTGAAGGATTAGAAGCAGGATTTAATTCACTAATTAGGACTGTGGGTGGTAATGAAAAATCATTTTCCAAACTTCAAAAAGCAGTAGACCATACTGTAAATTCAACAGATTTACTTAAACAAGCCAATAATGCTATGATGCTTGGGGTTGTTAAATCAGATGATGAATTATCACAATTATTTGATACTGCTCAGAGATTAGGTAAGGCATTAGGTGTTGATACAACAGATGCTGTTAATTCTCTTGTTACAGGTATGGGTCGTCAATCAAAACTTATGCTTGATAATCTGGGTATTATTGTACAATCTGAAGTAGCCTATGAAAGATATGCTAAAAAATTAGGAATATCATCTTCTGCATTAACTGATCATCAGAAAAAACAAGCATTTAATGAAGAAACATTAAGAATAGCAAAAGGGATGGTTGATGAACTTGGAGAAGAAAATATAAGCACAGCAGAGGCTTTAAAACAAATGGAAGTTGCCACTCACGACTTAAATATTGCTGTGGGTAAAGCATTAGCTCCTGCTGTTAGGGCTGCTGCTAAGGCATTAGTTTTATTAGCAGAAAATATGGATGCGAAAGCTGTTAGGAAATATGGAACTGCAATTTTAGCTACAGGAGTTGCATATTTAGCATTTTCAGGTGCTGCAATGAGGGCTGCAAAAGCATCATTGATGTTTATAAAAGCAAATAAAGCATTTCTCGCAACAATGTTAGCTGTTACAGCAGTAGTAGAAGTTTTAGACCAAAAATTTGATATGTTTGGTACTGAAGAATTATCAGATGAAATGAAAAAATTAAAAGCAGAGATGGATAAGATGAATGATTCAACCCTTAACTCTGTAGATGCTGTAGAAAAGTTTGAAGTAGCCTTAATTAGATATATGGGGGTAGCAAGAAGGCAAGAAAAGGTAGATACTGACTTACTCGTTGTTAACCAAAAATTAAATAAATTTAGAAAGGAAGCTGCTGAAGGCACAGAAGCATATCATACAGCATTAGGTTTTGTTGCTACTAATGCTGAAGAAGCAGCAGAGATGTTGGCACTATTAACAGAAAGACAAATACTTCAAAGAGAAAAAATTGAAGGACAAGCTATTACAATTCAAATGTGGGCTGATCAAATATTTGGTGTGGCGAGTGCTTATAATAAATTATCACAAGCACAACTTGATGCAGATAGAAAAGGAGCATTAGCTGCAGCTAATAATATTAGAAATGAAAAAAGAAGGGAAAAAGAAATAGCAAAAATAGAGGCTAAATTTGAAAAGAAACAAGATAAGCTCAATAAGAGAAAAAAACAAATAGCTGTGGCAGAAACACTTATGAATACCTCTACTGCTATAATGAAAACTTATGCTGAATATGGACCAACTCCTACAGGGATAGCTTTAGCAATATTAATGGGTATACAAGGAGCATTGCAAGTGGCAACAATTAAAGCACAAAAATTTGAACAGGGTGGTTTGGTTGGTGGCAGGCGACATTCTCAAGGTGGAACTATGATAGAAGCAGAAAGAGGTGAGTTTGTTATGAGTCGTAGTGCTGTAAGTGCTGTAGGAATAGAAACAATGAACAGAATTAATGCAGGTGGTGGAGCAGGAAATGTTAATATATCATTTGCAGGCAATGTAATGTCAGATGATTTTATAGAGTCAGAGGCAATACCTAAAATTAAAGAGGCAATTCGCAGAGGTGCTGATATAGGAGTTAGTTAATGTTAGATTTATCTCCAAAATTCTCCCAAGATGTAGAATCAAAACAAACCAATATAAGTCCTTTAGTTGTTATAGATGAAGATATTTATATTTCAACAGTTAAAGGTTTATTCGATAACAATCTGTTTTTTGAAGATTATGATCTAAATATATCAAATATAACAGATTCAATCAATGTTGATAGCAGAAATATACAGATAAATAAGCTCACACTTACTTTAAGCAACTTCCCTAAAAATGGGCAAAGATTTAGCGATTTTGTGTTTGAAAGGGGTTTGCTTAATAAAGGTGTAAAAGTCTATTATAAGACACAATCTTGCAGGAATTTAGATGATTGTATGCTTATATTTAATGGAACTATAAGAAAATTAACACACGACTCTAAAACTATAAGAATTGAGCTTGAAGATCTAACTGAAGATAAACTTAAAAAAGAAGTTCCAATTTCAAGAACAGGACATCAAAACCCTTATAATAAAGATTATGTAAATGTTCCTTTTCCTATTGTTTATGGAGCAGTAGATAAGTCTCCTGCTATTCCTGTTTTGCAAACAAATAATAGCGATAATAATAGTACAAATATTACAATAGTTCCAGATGCTGTTGATATTATCGATAGCGATAGAGATATAAGGGTAGCAGGATTTACTGAAAATCCATTATATATCTATAAAGATGATTACTATCAAGTAACAGAAAATTTCAATTCTAATGTTTTATCTTTTCCTGAAGATTTTGATGTTAAAGATTCTGAACAATATATTACTTCAGGTTCTCATATAGAGATAAGAAAGCTATTTAATGGAATTGCACCACAAAATGCTCCTGCTTTTAACGAATTTCAATGTATTAAAGAGAGAAAACCAAATCAATGTTTAATTGCAAATAATTTGAATGAGAGTCAATTAGATGACAATAATTATCCTTTTATAAACCAGCAAGTATCAATTAATAATCCTGAATTTTCTATAGACAATGAATATGAGACTTATTCTAAAATACCTGATACAGAAGAAGATGTACTAAATACTGATAAAATTTATGAAGGATTTAGAACATTTGCTTATGATGCTTCAAATAATAGAAAGGGATATTTTATGCCTTCAAGTGGGTGTAATTGGAGTGGAGTTGTATTTCAATGGCTAAATTCATTTATGCACTCAAATAATTTGAATGGTTCTGATGACCCTCATATTGTATATAAACATATTCCAACAGCTAAATCAATGAAACGAGAAGCAGAATGGGCATTAAGAGATGAATTTAATTTGTATAATAATGGAACAGCTATGCAAGTGTTTAAAGATTCAGGAAATGATAATCAGCCATTTCACGAGCAATATCCTGATGAATATAAAGCAAAAATAAATGTTTCAAGCTCAAATAATTTAATTAGTAATGTAAATAATGGAAATTGGTTTATTGATAATGCCCCTGAGGGGTCGTCTATTGCAAGCCCACAACCTATATTTTTAAAATATAAAATTAAAAACAGCTTAATTGAGCAATTAGGGTTTGAAGAAGTTTGGATTACTATGGATAATGGAACAATACAAGAGCCTTTAGATGGAACTTCTGTTAGAATATATAATATTTTTGAGGTAGAAAATTCTTATCCTCATTTATTTAATTCAGAAGATTTTGCAGAATTTGCCCCAACTGACGTAACAACATCATTTCAAGACCAAAGGATGCACTTTAGGAGTTATAAAGGAAAATTAATACATGAAGATAACAGCTATCCATATACATCTTCTGGCAATGGATTTTCAGACACAACTTGGTTTGGAGCTTATGGATACAATCAAGCAGGGTGGAATGCAACAAGAACAAGAAAAAAAGATATATTAGCAGATTCAAATAGTTCTTGGGTTATTTGGGCTAAAAAAAGAGTAGATGGAGTTGGTTCTCATAGAGACGACAGTTTGCTTAATTATGGATATGATCATGATACCCCTTTTGACTCAGAAGAATATAGTAATTTTAAAGAAAGAATACATATTAATGCCAATACTATGTATCCTTGTGAGCATAGAGGACATTACAAATCAAGCTATGGAAGTGGTTCAGGCTATGTTTTGTCTGGAATCAGTTATGGAATATTGCAAAATGAAAATTCAGAGACATTTACAATACACGATAATTACTCTCCAAACTCAACTCCTGATTCAAGGGTAAGTTTAATATTCCCATTTAATGATTTAGATATATCAGATGAAATAAGCAATGAAACATTTTTTAAAGGAACTGTGAAATGTTTTTTTGATTCTGAAAACACAGACGACCAAAACAATATGAAATTTATTGTTCAGGCGTCACCTGCAGACCAAGTAGAAGGAGCAGAAGGAGAATTGATTTATGAAACATTTGATTCAGAAGATTGGTCAAGCAAATTAATAGACAAAACATTGGAGTCTTGTTTAGATAACGACCCTTTTTGGAGTACAAATTCTCAAGATTTGATTAATGATGACAATGCAACAGATTTAAATTCAAATAATTCTTTCGTTAGTATTGATGGAGATTATAATGGAAAATTAAAAGAGTTTGAAGAATCTTCAACCTTCTCAAATATAAATTTAACTTATAGGTTGCAAACATTTAATCCATCTACAGGAGAAGATAATGTTGGTGGAAGCACATATAATGCTTCATTATTTACACATATACACGATGTTAGTTTATTGCATTATATAATATTTGAAAAAGCATTAGATAGCCCTTTCTATTTAAATGTTAAAGGCAGAAGCAATGAAAACAATGAATTAATAGAAAATCCATCTGAAATTATAAATCATTTTATAGAGAATGAATTAATGTTTGATAATGTATTAGACCCAGAATCATTAGAAGAATTTAATTTAATACATTCAGGAGAGAAATATGCTTTTACTATAAAAGAAGTTAAAAAAGGTAAAGAAATAATAGAAGGTTTATCAAAAAATACAAGATTATTCCCAAGATTTAAAAGTGGATCTAACTTTTCTTTTTCTCATATAAAAGATACATATTCTAATGAAGATGTTGCTCAAGTTATAAATACATCAGATATAATTAAATACTCTTTTTCAAGAACCCCAATACAGAATATAAAAACAATAGTTAATGTTAAATATAAAATGGATTATGCAGAAGATGACTTTTTAGAAGAAACAGGCTATGTTGATGGATATGATATGTTTGGTAAGGGAGATGGAGAAGAAGGCAGACCAGATGGATATAAATATTCTTATCTTGGTTTAGATAGAGAAGATAAAGTTTTAGAATTTGAAAGTGAATATATAAGAGACAAATCAACTGCAGAAGCATTAAGAAATTTCTTGTATATGTTTAATTGCAATCAACATAATATTTTTAAAATAAATCTTCCTGTCAGTAGGTACATTTCTTTAGAAGCAGGAGATGTTGTTCAATTTGACAGCTTAATAGAAAATGTAAGGGCTTATGGAGAAGATTATACTCAAGAAGTTGTAAGAAATGCACAGACAATATATCCATTTTTTATAATAACTAAAATAACAAAAAAGCTAAAAAGCATTGATATTGAATGTATGCAGCTACACGACTTAACACCTTTTAAATTCCAATGTGCTACAGGAAGTTTGACAAGACTTCAGTCTGTTAGCGATACAGGATATAGAACAAATGATGATTTTTTTATTCTTGAAAACTATTTATTTGGTGGCGAAAAATACTTTACATCTACTCAAAAACAAGTTGCAGATATAAATGATGATGGTCTTATAAATGAAAAAGATTTAGATATGTTGCAAGAAACATTATTACCAAGTTTTGGAGATGTTAATGCAGATGGATATGTTAATATTGCAGATGTTGTTGCTCTTGTTAATCAAATTATATCTCAAGAACAAACAACTGAAGAACAACTATCATATTTAGATTTAAATCAAGATGGTGTAGTTAATGTAGCTGATATTATTGCAGTAGTAAATCAAATACTTGGAGGTTCTGATGGATAACAAGACAAAAGCATTAGTGCAATTAAATAGATTGATTTATAATTCTGCATTTGAAAATCCAACACATGGAGAGATTAATATAGTTTCTAATGAAGTTAAATTTGTAAAGAGTGGAATATTTAAATCTTTAAAAATATTTTACAAGGGTAGAGTCTTTATAGAAAACAAACTTCCTGATGGATATGGAATTAGAGTTACAGGTAGAGTTATTTATATCTATAATTTAATGGGTAAAGATCTAAATGATGATTTATTATTTACATTTTTAGGTGATTTGCAAATCATAAGAGCAGAAGCGAGGACATTCTCTGGATACAGATTTGTGCTATCAATTACAGATGAAAATTTAGATGAATTAATCAGCAATAGTAAAACAAATGTTGAAGATGATACTATCTTATTGTTCCCAAGAGAAACATTAGAAAAAGAATCAGATAGTATAAATAAAAGCCAAGTTGATGATGATTCAATTAAGGGTTTATATACAGATAAACCAATAAAAGATGGATATACAGGATATTATAATTACCACCCAAAAGAAAAAATTTATATGACAGGTAAAAAGCTAACAAATGAGTCTAAACCAATATTAGACAGCAAGCTGCCTATTAAAAGTGCAAATATACAAAAATCTATTAAAAGAGTTTCTAATAAGATTGTACGAACTATAGAAAGAAAAGGGGTAGAAACATTAGGAAAAACTGAAGAAATAAAAGAAACACCTGTAAGAACATTTGAAGAAGAAGTTAGAGTAGAAGAAAAGCCAATAATAAAAGAGACAACAATAATACAATTAAATAAAGACAGAAAAGATATAAAAACTTATGAAGGGGGTAAATAATAATGGCTTATCAAAATGTAGGGAAACCAAGATTTTTTATAGACAACTACCAATATTTAAGAGCATTGGGTTTAGCAGGAGATGATTATATAAGTGAAGATGATAATTTAGAAGCAGGTGGTTTAAAAAATCCATTTAATAATCCTAATGCCTTTAATATGACTCCTGAAAAAGATGAAGATATGTCTATGGGATATAGATATTTTATACCTTGTGGAGACCAATTAGCAGGAATGGACTTTTCTAATAATATGAAATGGTATACTGCTATACTTAATCACAATTTAGGCGACTCTGGTTTTATAAGGATTAATGCTCCTGTTTATTATAATAATATATCATTAGACAACCCAATAGCAGATACAGATTTTACAGAAATATTAAATGCAGAAAAGGGGAATATGCCTCAAAGTGGAACTTCTATGTTTTATTCAGACAATCCTTTTTCTGAAGATACAAGATACACAGGGTTTACTCTTACACACGATGACCACCCAGAGACTGATATATCTAATTTAAAAATTGGAGCAATAAGTCAAGGTGTTATGTATACAATGTCTCACTCTGTTGATTTAGATTTAACAATGGAAGTAGAATTAGATGGTTTTGATAGCAATCAAACACTTGGTGGCTCTACTTTAACTAACATAAGGTATACAGGAAGCCCAAATTGGGCTAATAATGGGCAGTTTATAAATCCTTTTGGTGTTGGTTCATATTCAAATAATAGTGCCTTAAATGGGGCAAAAAGAAATGGTAGAAGAAGTTGGAAATTAAAGTTCTCTCTGATGTCTGCTGAAGATTTATTTGCATCTAATTATATGCTTAATGATTATTTGCAAAATGATGGTAATACAGGAAATTATAATTCAGATGATTTAAGTACAGATGGTGATAAGTTTGAATATAATGTATTTACTGATGATTCCTTTATAGCACAAGTTTGGAATAAAACTTTAGGTGGGGCATTGCCTTTTATATTTCAACCTGATTCAAACAACAATCAGGCAGATCAATTCTGTCTTGCTAAATTTGACCAAGACTCTCTGTCTATGAAGCAATCAGCTCATAATGTGTATGACTTTAGTGTTGTGATTCGTGAGGTTTGGTAGAATCTAAAAATTTCTTATAATCATCTAAAAATTCATCATAGCGAAGTATAATATAAGTTTGACCTCTATCTTCCTTAACTACTACTGCATCTACAACTTCTGAAGGTTTTAACCACTCTGCTATCTTTTTGCGACATTTAGCTTGGATTCTTAAATCGCCTTCAAGCAGCACATCAACTTCTTCGTGCATACCTAAAGCTCTACCATTAGAACCCCAAGCTCTTTCTCCCTTAACTCCATAAGAGTGAGCTTTGTCTACTATTAACCTTTCAAATCTATTACCTTTTTGTTTGCTTGGGTGTGTCATTTTTCTCCTTTTATTTTTTCATTTCTCATTGACAAACTTCTGCCATGTCTATTCTTGTAATTTCTTGCTGACTCCCATGAAATATCTTTTTCGTAAACATATTCTTTAAGCCTGTCGCTTCTCGAAAAATGCCTCAATCTTCTCATTCCTTTTTCAAAAATTTGCCTTACTCTTTCTCTTGTCAATTTATATTGTTCTGATATTTCTTTCATAGAATATGCTCTATCTTTATTTATACCAAAATGCAATTCAATAATATCTTTTTCTCTATCTTTTAATGTATTTAGCGAGCTTAAAACATCTATCTTTAATGATTCTTTATTATTAATATCATTTACATCATAATCTGATTCTAATCCCAACAATTTATTAGATGACATGGAAATCATTTTTTCTTTAGGTATGTCTATTGTTAATTTATTGCTATTTCCTTTGTTTTTATTTATAAGTTCTTTGTATTGCTCAAATAATTGTTCCATGTCGCAATCTAAAAGAGTTGCTAATTCAACTTGAACATCTATTTCTTTAGGATAGCCCTTTAAAGAAGCAAAGTTTATAAGACTTTGATAACCAATTTTAGAAACTCTTGAAAGTTCTGCTATTGAACTATATCTACTTTTTTCTAATGCTTTCATAAAAACAGCATTTTTAAATTTTATTTCAGCTCTAATCATTTTTCTCCTTTTTAAATCCCTTTATTATTTTCTTTAATTTTTTATTATATCTCAACAATGCTTCGTCTGATTCATTTAGCACTTTTTCTTTAATTTCTTTTTTACATTTATTACAAATCATAAATCTTCCTTTAAGTAATCTATTCTTTCTTTAAGCATATCAATATCGTCAAATCCATTTAATTGAATGACCATATCTGTCATTGACGACATACACCAACAACAAAAAGCAACAGGGCAGATACCAAAGTTTCCTATAATATCTCCATTGTCTTCGTCTATCTCTGAATCACATATATTGCATTTTTCTAATGCTTCTTCCATTCCTTCTCCATTTCTTCAAGCCATCTATAATATCTTTTACTTCTTTTAC